ATATTATTCGAATTTGCTGAGTATGAGTAATTGTCTATGATGACAACTGTATCTGCAGGATGCTTCTTTAGATGCGCAAATACAAAGTTAGAACCAATAAATCCCAAACCACCAGTCACGAATGTAGTCATAAAACCTCAAGGTTGGAAACCCATTTTATCAAGTTTCAATTTTCCAGTGCTACTGCTTCTTCTTTCTACACCTTGTTTAGATCTCAAGAATGCTTTCTTAGAAGATTCTTTTGGATCAGAGATGAGTGCAGTCATAACACCCTTTCTATCTATACCGAATTTCATAAACAAAACACTTTTGCTTGTCGCATCGACAAACAATTCATGATATGAAGAATCGCTTTTTGAATATTTAGCGAGTTCTTTCTCAAACAAAAAGTTGATCATCGACGCTAGTGCTGCTCCATGTTTCTTGAAGTTTGCTGAAGCATCAGGATTCTCATTGATGATTTTCATAAATGATGCAGGGACTTCGCTTTTTGGGATCTTAGCCTCATTGCCTGTTGACATCACTTGGATCACTTTCTCATAATCAGCAACTCTGATAGATGGGAAAGTGCTTGGATAAAATTGTTTGATCGCTTTGATCGGTCCACTTACAACATTACTCTCATCCAAAACTTGCATTACTTTATATGGTACTGTTTTCTCCCACTTTTTCTTTAGTGCAGAATTCGCAGGTTCACTTAGAATTTGAATAACATTTCCAGGTTTGAGAGTATTTGTTGCTCCTTCGAGTGCTTTATTTGAAATCAGAATAGGTTTATTATTCTTGTAGATTATAAAGTCATACAATGCTTCTGTATCAGAAACTGAGTATTCGCATATATTTGTCATACGAATACCAGGAATCAAATTATTCTTCACAGCTAAAATCGGTCCAGCAACTTCAGCAAAATAATTTGTAATCTCATTTATATGCTGAGTGTTTACTCCTGTAGGAATATTGATCTTGTCGCCAGATTTTGATTGTAGGATGTCCTTGCAGACAGTTGCAATTTTTTTATTCGACAAACTGTTTAGTTTCTTTAGAACTAGATCTTCGTGTGCTGAAATACTTCGTTTTCTTCCAGTCACACCAAGTTCAGATGGCTTCAACATTCTGCTTGTAAACCTTTTTTAGAAATTTTTGCCAGACCTTTGGGTCTTGAGTTCGGAAAGTTTTTCGATACATAAAGATGGCTTCACACTCTCTCCAGCCAATCTTATGAGCCGAACGCAATTTATTTATATCGAACTTCTCAGCCTGAGTTTCATATGCATGAGCATCTAACTCATCAGGATTTCCATAATACATAGCCTTCATTTTATTCTGTTTAGGTTTTGGTTTGTATTCTTTTTGCAAAAGAAATGGGCGCTGTTTCTGCTGATGTTTATGACGGTATTCGTGGTGAATTGCACGAATAACCTTTACAGCCAAATTCTTAGCACCCTTCTCAGTTATGGATACTTTCTGAACATCCTTTGGGAAATTCAATTGAATGTATATGTGTTCTGGGATAATATCAGAAATTCGATTACAGTAATGTCCGTTCACAATTACATTGTGATCAGGATAGTAATCGTCTTCAAATCTTCCAGAGGAAAAGCAAACAATGAAAGGTTTGAATGCTTTGTTCAATTGACGAATCATAGTTGGTACATGTTTCTCGCCGACCCAATTTTCGGCAAGAGCATAAACCCTTTTCTCAATCTTCTGTAGTTTCATTACACCTTCAGATTCTTGAACTTGTCTGTACTACGACCACGATCAAAGACTGGCTTTGATTCTGCTTCTTGCATCACAGCATCTTGGGCTTTCTGCTCAAGATCATACAACTTCATCTTTGCTCGGTCAATACCAACTGTGAATCTCTTATGAAGATTCGGATCATTATAACGATTCTTCAACTGCTTCACAAGGATCTGATTCAACTGTTGCAACTCTTCAGTACTCACCAATGCAAACATAAAGTCAGCGGTGGCTGGCAAACCAAACGATTCTGAAGTATCCTCTAGCCCAGGATCCGAGTTGCTAAAGCCAGATCGAGTCGTCTGAGTAGCCGAAACAATGGGTACATTATTCTCCACCGCAAGACCACGAAGTTCTTCCGCAATCGCTTTGATATAGGTGTAGGAGTTGACATTCGCACCTGCTTTGATTCTCGCCGACGCACAGATATTTAGATAGTCGATGAAAATAATATCTGGACGAAAGTTTTTCTTCAACGCAAGATCGTTGATCAATGCACGAAAGTGAGCAGGATTGGCAGAGGCAGTTGGGTATTCCTTGATGATCAACTTACCCTTGACCTTCTCTTTGAGTTTACCCATGCGTTTCTCATACATGTCTTTCGGCATGTTCATGAGATCATCAAGAGAGACATTCAGAAGATTCGCATCAATACGTTCAGCGATCTTCTCTTCAGCCATTTCAAGAGTTATGTAAAGAACGTTATAGTTCTGAACCAAGCAACTAGCAGCCACATGGCACATAAACAGAGACTTGCCGACGCCAGTACCTGCAAGAGCAATGTTAAGGGTCTTTTGCGGCAGTCCTCCTTTAGTAATTTTGTTGAAGTATTCAAGATCGAAGGGGATTCGTTTCTCGATACGATGATAGAAATCATACCGATCAGCGTAATTATCCAAAAAGTCGTGACCAATGTGAGGATCGAAACTAACCCCCAGAGCATCAGACAAAAGAGTAGGAATGCTTCCTTTGCCCCTCGCTTCATCTTTGCCATCAAGAATCTGAATTGAGTCCATGATAGCATTATAGATTGCTTTTTCTTGGCAAAACTTTTCTGTAGTGTCAAGAAGCCATTCGAGTTTTTGTTCTGATTTGTCACTTGCTACTTCCTTCAGCAGTTCTAGTGACTTATTTAACTCAATCTCTGTGAGTTTCGTTGACTCTTTTAGACTAATTTCAAGTGCTGCGGTCGGAGGCAGACTGTTGTATTTCAGAATGAACGCCTTTATTTCGTCGAACAGTTTTCTTTCGTGGCTTTCGGTCAGGTACTCCTTCTTCAGGAATGGCAGAGCCTTCCTCATAAATGTCTCGTTCCGAATCAGATTCGACAAAATCAAGTTTTCCGTTTTCATTCTGTTCCTTCTCAGCGTTTTTGATAGCCTCATAAATCATACTACGCATTACGTTTTGAGTAAAGCGTTCAAATTTATTAGACTTCACATTACAATTGTTTACATTTGAGATGATATCATAATCGAATGTCAGCAATCCATTTTCACCAACTGTGACATTTGTATATTCAACAATCACACCTTCATATTTCTTCAAAAATTTGACAGCGAATGAACCAGAATCTCCATTCAAATCAAGAAAGAAAGTATAATGTTTGTCAAGTTGTATATACTTTGTTGCGTACCAAAATTGTACCTTGGCAATGAGATCTTGAATTTTACTCATGACCATCGTCTACAACCTCATCAATCAAATTGCCAGCCACTGCTGCACTGAACTGATAGTTACTGCGTACCCATTCTTTGAATTTCTCATCGGCAAGAATGCTATCCCAGAAATCAGCACATTCAGTATCAGCCAAACGCCACTTCTTACTATCAACTTCACCAGTTGCAGTATTTACTTTGGCATACCATCCAACGTTTGGCTTAATAACATGACCTGACTCAAGAGCGATATCAAGGAGCCCACTATACTTGCTAATACCACCATCGAAGCGCACAGTAACAGGAATCTTCGCCTTTTCCCGTACATAGCGAGATTTTTCCACATTGATGATAAAGTTGTAACCAATGAGATCTGTGCCATCTTTTTCCTGCTGCCTCCCCAAAATATAAATGTTATCAGCCGAGTAATAGGAACCTGTTCCGCCACCAACAATATCCTTGGGATACAAACCTATTTCCTTATAGGTATGATTTACTACGACCATAGGAATGTCTTTTAGGGTGAGGTGTGGCGTCACCATACGGAACAGGGATTTGATTTGCTTGGCGCGACTCATGTCAGCGACCGACTTACCATCCATCGCATCTTCAACTTCTTTCTTCGAAGCCAAGTTACCAATTGAATCAATTACGATCATGACTCGCTCGCCACGTTCAATGTTGCTCAACTGCTGCATAATATCAAACTTCAATTGCTCAACATCCGTGATTGGAGTATGAACAACTCGATCAGTGTCGATACCAAAAGAAGTGAAATAGTTTTGTGGAGTGCCGAACTCAGAGTCGTAGAACAGAACAACTGAGTCAGGATACTTTACTTGATATGCCTTTGCCATCAAGAGACTGAATGCAGTCTTGAAGTGCTTACTCGGACCAGCCCACATGGTGAGACCAGGAGTGAAGCCTCCATCAAGATCACCAGAGAACGCAACATTCACTACAGGAATGCTGGTCTGAATCATATCCTTCGCAGCAAAGAACTTAGACTTGGCAAGAATCGCAGTGTCTTTGATTGTCGTATTCTTCTTTAGTTTTTCAAGCAAACTCATGTGTATTTCTCCGTTTGGGGACTAATCTATTATAAAACATTTTATTCAAAAAAGCAATCCAGCGAATCAACTTTTTCACTTTGCCAATCAATAGCAGATAAAATGATATCAAGAGGCTCAAGAAATGACTTATCAAATTGTAAGTCATAATCAATATATTGTTCAGCACCCAGTTGCTTTGGTAAACCAGATAAGAATGCAAGAGTGTTGTTGTTGAAGATATTTGGTTGCTTGAGATAAACAAACTTGATCTTCTCACCCTCTTGAATTTGTTGGTATCGTTTTGTGAGATTCAGTTCACGCAAGAAGTGATTGTAGACAAGAGCACCCTTCACGTGAATTGGTGTGCCTTTCTTGAAGATGCTTGCAGAATCACCATACTCACCAAGACCATTTACCGATCTTGGGAATGAAATATCTTCAACAGGCAATTTTCTGAACTCTAGACGAAACTTGTCAATGAACTTATGCAAATCATCTTGACTCTGAGTCATGATGATATTGATTGCTTCTTTAATCTTCGCACGACAAGCAGACGGCGTAGAAGATTTGACAGCCTCAAGACCCATGATCTTGAGTTTAGGTTTGGCATACGCTACACCTTCGCTGTTATACACGTTGAGAATATATCGTTTCTTCGCAGTCCAGATTGCTTTGTCTGCAAGAGACTCACGCTTCATTTCCATACGCTGTTGATATGCATTGACATATTCTTTCAGTTCTTCATACGATGCATCAATGAACGGCTGGATCTTATCATCGCAAACCTTATCCATAAACTTGATGACTTTTTTAGTATCATCAACATTTGGATACAACTTCTTGACCAACGGACCCATATTCAAATAGATCGAATCAGTATCCGAAGCAATCACATAATCTTCATCTTGAGTCTTGAGAAGTTTGTTCATATACTCGTTGATCTTCTTTTCAATCCAACGAATAGACAACTGACCTGCTGTAGTAATGCCCTCGGCGATACGAATATCAAAGAAGCGGAAGTATTGATTGCCAAGTGCACCGTAAGCAGAGTTTAGCGTGACTTTCTTTGCCAACTGAAGATTGTTATATCGCGCGACTTGTTTCTCGAGATACTGCACTTGATTCTTATCTTCAAGAACAGTTTCGATTTTCTTCTTGGCTTCAATTGCCAACTTCTTATAGCGTGTGCGGTCTTTGTACATGCTATCCATAATCTCAGGCAGAACACCTTGACCCTTGTTCACATGAAACAGCTGACCGTTTGGCGTTACAGTTACACCAAGATCTTTTAGAATTGCAGTGTCAACTTCTTGATTGAGTAGATTTTCAACGTTGGCATTACAGTTCTGAATAAAGCCACGCATGTTATCAGTATACTTCGTTGGTTCAATCAAAGTCTCCATCGAAATGTTATACTGCATGATCAAGTGCGGATACAGACTGTTCAAGTCAAATGACGCAACCCATTCGTGCATGCCAAGGATCGGGTCTTTGACATACGCACCTTCATACTGCGAACTCTTTGATCCCTTCTTCATTTGAGGGATGACAATCTTTTTCTTCAACAAGTAATTGTAGACAATCGCGTCCCACATACGAACCTGCGTGAACACATCATCGTAGTTTACTTTGTTGTCATAAGCAAGAGTCAACGCCAACTCAATCAACTTCATCTTGTCTTCGAGTTTCTCGACCAACTCGACATCCTTGATGTTATACTCAATGAATTTTTGATAGTCGTGCTTGTAGAGTTGGTGCAGCGTTTCGAATTCAGAGTAATCTAATTTCTTTTCACCCAACTCAACGTGAGCAATATTGTCTAGTCTGTACGACTCTTGCTGTGAATAAGTAAACTTGCGATAGAGTTGAATGTAATCAAGAATTGCAATTCCAGAAATATCATAGAACTGCACAGGACGATTCATCATCACAGTATCGCGTTTGCTGATACGATTCCAAGGAGAAAGTTTCTTGGCTTCATCTTCACCAAAGAGTTTGGTGATACGATTCGCAAGATATGGAATATCGAATTGCTCGACGTTCCAACCAGTGACTACATCTGGATGCCATCTTGTCCATAAGTCGAGGAATCTTCGTATAAGGTCGGACTCATCGCGACACTTTGCATAGTGCACGTCGTCACGATGCTTGTTATAATCGCCGCAACCAAACACAAAATAATTACCCTTGACTTTGATAGAGATTGCTGTGATTGATTCGTTTGCATCTCTTGGTTCTGGAAATCCGTTTTCGGATCCAACTTCGATATCAAGATAGGCAATAAGTATTTTACTGACATCCCAAAGAATATCGTCAGGATACTCATCAGCAATATAAGCATACTCATAGCGATTATTCCCAAAAACAGGAAAATTGTCGACACTTTCGTACCTCTCTAAGAATTCACGACACTCAGGAATTGTTCCTGGCTGAATTGGTTTCACATACTCACCAGCAAGAGTTGTATACTCAGACTTTTCTTGGCTGGAAAGAAAAAAGGTCGGACGGAATTCGACCTTCCGTCTGACCCTCTTATCATTCTCTACGCCTCTGAGAAGGATAAACTTCCCAGAGACGCAGATGTTAGTATAAAAATCGGACATATTACCCCAAAATCAAATCCTTGGGAGGAACAACTATTCCTGCCCCGAAGATTTGATTATACCCGTTTTTCACTTCCTCGGCAACATCACCAGCAGTAATAATCTTGTCACGACTAATTGTGAAAGGACCATCGGCGGCTTGCATCCAAGGCATAAATCCAAGAGCAGGACCATCTTGTCGACGTTGCATTACGCAAGCAACAGGATTCTTGAAGGTGATCAAATCCCCTTCTTCATTTGTAATTTCTACTACTAATTCCTCGCCACTTACGAGTTTGAGTGCTTTGATGTTCGACATTTTGTTTCTTCCTTTTGTAATTATCAAATAAATCTTTTTCTCTCAGACTTTGCGGCAATCCATTTCGATAGAAAACGTCATGTGCCATTGTCCAAGTATCCTTGCCAACTTTGATATACCAACCACCAAACTCTTTGATCTCTATTTCTTTAGAGACCATAAAGTCATTCAGTTCTCTGAGAGAGTGCATTATTCACTATCACCTGCGTCACGATTTTCAGTATTATGTCGCTTCATCTTGAAGCCAACATGATTGGCGTGAGCATTTATCATTGATCGACGAAGATCACCACGTGCATGTTGATCACCAGTAAAGTTATACACTTGACCCATTGTGAGCATGCGCTTGATGCTGCGTGGAAGTTTTGCACTAAAAAAGTCACTACGATTAGCCATTGAGTAATTCCTCACACTTCTTTGTAAATCTTTCATTTTGCCCTGGATGAAAACTTTGGTACATATGCCAGAACAAATCCATTGTTGTACCATCTCCGTTTGTAAGACCAAACGTTGTACCGATACCATACTTCGGCATGCCATCAGCAAGATCCCAATATGGCGGTGCATCTTTTGGTTCCCAATCCATACGAATTGGCGGTGCATCATAATGCAACGGCATCAAGATCTCAATAGGTATATTACTCTCTCTGGCTCTAAAAGTCAATTCTTCTGCAACATCACCACGATAGTTTGGCATAAACGACGGATTACCAAGTTTACGATACATCTCAACAGTGAATGTTACGTTATGAGGTGCGCAGAAAACATGTTGATCATTTTGTATATGATTGCTTCGTTGTGCAGAGCCAATCACCTTCCCCATATATGCTCTTTCGAAAAAGTAATTGAGTGCATTATTTTCCAGAGGCAAACAATCAATGTCCAAGAACATAATTGCATCATGCCCTTTTTGTTCGAGCATATCAACAAGTTTATCCATTGTATAGCCAGGAGGTGCCTCTGTGTATACATGATAGTGTGGAATCTTTGATACATTATATTTCTCAACAACTTGTTTCTGTAGAGCAACAAGTTTTTGATCAATATTGTTCATGAATATAGATGCGATACATGGGTTCATTATGTTTCTCCAATAGTTCCTGAAATTGTCATCCACAAAGGCTTGATATCAATTTCTTCTTCAGGATATACAAATCCATATGGCTTTTCGCAGACAGCAATATAATAGCCATTCCACCAATCTGGATCATAGTGAATTTCATCATTTACTTTTTGAGTGTTGCCGAATATTTCCCATTCTTTATGAACTTTGACATATGCCGATTCAAATCCCAATCGAGTTCCTTCGCGGACCGCTTCTGTATTCCAATCATCGACAATATAAATGAATACATCTGATAAAGAATTCACATAGTATGTGATTGCTTGAGTGTGATCTTCTTTTGTATGTCCTGCATCGAACAGATACGTGTTGATATCACGAATGTCGAACTTGTCTGGCGGAAGAAGATCGAAACAGTCGCCTTGTATGCAGGTAAAGTTTGTGATGCCATTATCTTCGCAGTTGTCTAGAAAATATAGAAATAATCCATTCTTGACGTTGATTCCAGAATACTCAACGTCAACTTTCATATCCATTTCCCAACTATCTTTTGCCGAGAATGAATCGACGACAAATGCAGATGTCGGTTTGTTACCATACATTGCATTGATAAATGTAGAGCCTGTAAATGTGCCAACCTCTAGATAGTTGGTATCATCTTTCACAAGTTCATTTAGAAGAATTCTAATCTTCTTTCCAGATAATCCTTTGACTTCACTGAGTTGCTTTTCTGTCAACTTTGTCTGATTATCATTAGCGCATTTGAGAGCAGACTCGACTCTCTCAACATATTTTTTTACTTGATCCATACAGCCTTCCCATGAAAATCTACAACCTTATCACCAAACACTTCTTTTGCAGCAGTCTTGATTGGGTTATGATGCCAATCGTCGATGATCATATATCCACCTTCTCTCAAAACTTCTGAATATCGAAACAAATCGATCTTTACATATTCATAGTCATGAGCAGCATCGATATAAATCAAATCGGCTTTTACATTCCAATCCTTCAAAGCAAGAGCACCATTACCAGAGTCGACTGGAAATGGCGTAATCACATCTTGTAGTTTCTCATGAAAAATGTTTGATAAGAATTGATCATAGATTTTTGGGCGACCATTTTTTCTAGTTTCTAGAAGATCAAATGTTCCCATAGTGCAATAGTGTTCATATGAGCCGAGAAATGTGTCAACACAAACAATCTCAAGTTCAACATCACTCACGCCCTCAGCCAAAGTAAGTTTTGCCATGTTTATGGCAGAGGCACCTTTCCAAGTCCCCACTTCAATGATTGTTTTGGGTTTGAGTTTTTTGATTGCTTCGTTGAAACTCTCTCCTGTACTTGACCATCCCTGAGTATCTTTCTCCAGAATATCTAGATCTTGGAAGATGTCAGTTCCAATTCCATGTATCTTATCGCTTATTGTTTTAGCCATGATTCTTCCACGGTAGTTTGTTATTATGCAATTGCAACATCGCTTGGTTTCCACGAAGGAAAAACTCTCCCTGAACGGAGAGTCCTGTATTACCAACTCGATATTTTACTGTGTAGTCGCGAGTGCAATCATACTTTAGATTGTTTTGTTTTCCCATTAGTATTGATGCAATGGCTCGATCGATTTCCATCTGACCTGGCTCGCGAAATTTGCGATACCAAACTGGGCTCATGCCCACTGCCACTTCTTTCTTGACAAAATAACAATTGACGTCAACAAAGAAATCTTGTGGGCTGAGAATAGAGTGCCATAAACCAAGACTCTCACAATCATCTAAACAGATTACATTGCTATCTTTATCTATAATCTTTCTAAACGAAAAAGCCCAATCGAGTTTCTTTTCTTGAACAATTTTTACGAGACTTTCAACATGATTTGGCTCAAGAACATTGTCATCATCTAACCAAATATGATAATCGCCATCTGCGAAATAAGTAGCAGCACCATACACACGGTGACCGTTGTAACGATTAGTGCCTGTAGGATAGGGTAGAATGCAAACATGCTCATTCACTCCATTTGGAAATTCTGCAGCCAATAAAATTTCGTCTGCCTTACTCCAACGTTCTTTACCATCAACAACTACAATGTGCTCGATATTTTGATATGTTTGCGCTCTTACTGATGCGATGCATTCTGCAAGATATGGGTTGCCTGTGGTTGGTGTTATAACAGAAACTTTCACTTGAAGACAACTCTGCTTCCAGGGATTTGTTCATTCATTCTTGCTTCAACACGTTTTGATAAGTCAACATTATTGAATGCAAATATATACCCCCTTCGAACAAGCACTTGTTTGTATCCATACTGCTTGATCAATTCAAGCATGCTATTTTTTCTCTCATTATACCAATCATCATTCCAGCATTCTACTATCAATGCAGGTTGCTCGTTTTGATTGATTGTTTTTTCAGCACCACGCAGAACCTCAAGTTCTGCCCCTGACACTGTGATCTTGATCAGACCAACTTGACCGAAACGAAAGTCATCAAGCATTCTCAGTTCTGATACATCGATTTCATTTGGAATTGGAATGCTTCGATTTGTATAACTATCTACTAAAAATGAGAATCCGCCATGATTGGTTGAAGCCAAATCAAATATTGGATGCTCAACAACTTCATTCTTATCATAGACACCAATTCTATGACATCGAACATTATGAAGACGATTCAATAATGCATTTGCATTGAGTTGTGTATTGATCGCTGGTACTGGTTCAAACGAATCAAAAATGTGTTTCTTGATGTATTTGATTGCAAGTGGAACTGTAAATCCACCAAGTCCAGCACCAACATCGACAACTCTTTTATTTGATACTTCACTCAGAACAATATCGGCAATCTCTAAATTATAGACATTCCAGTAGTTGTTCTTTCTAATCTCATCAGAGATGATTTCTGGTTGAGTGAATAATGCATATCTTGTGCCATTTACTGTTGTATGAATTTTTACTTCTGGTTGCATAATTAGTCCCAAAGATTTTCGTAGTATTTACCAAACAAACGGAAGGCATTCTTTTTGCGAGCATAGTATGCTTTGGCTTTTTCTGTATCGTAGACGCCTTCGCGCACAGTTACCATCTCAGAGAAATCTGTGCCTTCTTTCTTGACCCACTTGTACTTTGGCTTCTTGATGAAGAAGTCAGGATCGCGATCTTTAGCAAGTTCACCAAACGCCCAGATCATTTCTTTCATGATCCAATCCCAACGCTTGAAGTGATTGGAGTCAGTATCCCATTCGTTCTTCTTGGGCTTGGCTGCAGTAGAACGAAGATGCTCAGGCACATCTTCGTCATCGGTAAATGGTGCACCATGATTGGTTTGATGCAACTGCCTGAGCATCGGATGAATGATGTCAGCAAGAGTATGCGCCATGTTCCATGTATCCCATGGATCAATGCGAATAGACTTTTTCTGTTCACCTTTCTTCGGATATTTACCGATAGAGATCTTCATAATTACTTTTTCTTTTTTCTTCGAGCCTGTCGTTTCTTTGAACCGAGTTTAGCACGACCCTTTCCGAAACCTTTTGTTCCTGTTTTGGCTGGCATGATTACACTCCTTCGTCTGCTTTCTTGGCAAGATTGTGATATGCGGCAAGTTCATATGCTTCCTCGCTCAATCCTGGAGTGCTGTCGCGAATTCGAATCACTTCAGCGTTGACTTCTTCATCGCTGAAATTATACTTTGAATTTTTCTGCGCATCAACAAGATCAAGGTTACTTCTAACTTCATCTTCTTCGTTCCATGAGCCAGTGCTCCAAGAATCATTCCAATCATCATTCTTACTGGAAATGATCAACTCTGCACCTTCTTCAAATTTATAGCCAGCAGCAGAAAGAAAGTTTTGAAACTCATTTAGAATTTCATGGACGCTCAGATCATCATCATTCAACTGCATAGTAACAGACTTTGTAGAGTTTCGATCATAAAAAGAACCTCTAGAAATCTCACCTTCAAATTCAAATATCATTCTTGACATAAGTCACCTATAAAATATTATTTTGAGAATCACGTTGTATATATTCACGTTGCCTGCATTCTTCTATTATACGCTCCTGCTCTGACAAAGGCAACTTTGTCCAAACAGTTATCTCTTCTTTTGTGCGAAAACACCCAACGCAATATTCACGTTGGGTGTCTAGTTTGCAAATCCCTTTACAGGGACTGATCAAAGTTTGAACTTTTCTTCGACGGTAAACTTGTTGACATAATAATCATATATCAACCAAGCAAACCAACCCATCATGCTCACAAGCATGAGAATCAATCCCAATCGGAGACCAAGAATCTCAAGAAGAATATACCAACCAACACCAACAACAGTCACAAATGCAAGTGACTTCAGCGTTTCAACAATAGCCTTTGAACGAATACTCATAAATTATTCCTCATCAGATGGACGACTTGGTTGTTTCGGGACAACCACTTTCCCGCATCGTTTGCAAGTTTTGTTTACAAGGATGTCAAAGGGATAGTAACTGCAGCGGCTTTCTCGCCACAATCCTTCCCATTTATGCAGACCAAAGAAACAGAGAATGCGTCCGATCATCCGCGACGCATCCTCGAGATATCTTTCATCTGCTCTTCATTGATAACTGGTACTGCGTTCGATTTATGCATCGTAGCAATACCCCTCACCAAAGTGCCTGTGTATTTCAGGCTCTCTCTTTTTTCTGTAAAGATACGATCAGAGTTCAACGACTCAAGTTTTCGCGCATCGCCAGCACCAACACGATGTCCATATGAAAGACTCGGAATACTCAACACACCAGAAACTGCTTCCGAGCGCCGATACTTTCGAGCAACTTCACCTTTTGCTTTGCGTTTCTTTTTGGGTTTGAAACGCGCAGCGCAATAGATCATCATAGCGGATAAGTTTCTACATGTTCGTTATAGAAGCGACTAACTTCGTTAATCTTTGCGCGCATTTCATAAGGCACAGGCATGTCATGAATTGCAGTTAGTGCAATCATTTCATTTACAAACTTGCGCAACACACGCAACTCTTCCATTGTGCCTCTCGGCATCACTTCAAAATCACCTCCACTCATTAGACTTTCTCCACAAGTTTAGACAAAGTATGATCAGCAATCTTGGCTCGAATCATCGTAGGAATATCCGAGTATGGATCTTCCAAGAAATAAGAGCAACCTTCTCTCCAACTATTATATTTCACAAACCTTGCAAAATCAAGCATATGTTTGCGATTGCTCGCATCAAACGGGACTCTTGCCCTTGGTGCAAGAATAGAACGGCGATATTCACTTATCATAATAATATCTCCCCTTTCGTTTTGCTGGGATACAGACTAGTATACCTGCAATCAGACCAAAAAGAAAGCCTACGATGAATGTCAAATGTGGATCATTCATTTGATTGCCCAGTTCCAATCCTCATCAGTCGGTGGAGCCAATCGTTCTGTCTCGATATCATGAGCAAGAGTGTCAATGACATCCCAACCAAGTTCGATCAAACGATCTTGAACATAATCAGCACGAACGCCACGCAGTTCTTCCTCTGTAAAGATTACAACAGCGCAACCCAACTCTTTGAGTTGACGGCTCAATTCAACAATTCTTGCCATGTCAGTCATTAGTAGTGCTCCGCATTGTAATCAACATCACCTGGATCAAACACCAGATCATCATAACTGACAATTTCTTCATCAGCGTCAGCATCATCATCGCGGCGATCATATGCTGCGAGAATCTCGTGAACCTGCGTCAAAGAAATTCCCAGCGAAGTGGCAATCTCAGTCTCCTTCATGCCATCGCTGTGATACATGTCAATGACATCAATCTCAATATCTTTGAAAAATCCCATTAGAACGGCACTCCTTCAGGCAACGGAATTTTGTTCAACTCAGTTTGATACTTGCGATCGCCAACAACCAAAAGAAGATTGCGAGCACGCTCAAGTTTCTCAGCAAGATCATAACAATCTTTCGCGCTCAGTTCATACTGCGACATCGTATTTGCAAGAAGATGATCAGCAGCATCCACCAAATCAATCGCTTCACTCAACAATGTTTCAGTTTGCTTTTTCATATCAACCCCAATCTTTGAAAGAACCAGACGCTTCGTTGTCATCAAAACCAAGATTGTACTCAGCAATTTGCTGTTTGGTCATGAAACGCTCTTCAATCTCATCACTGGCATATGTTGCCTCTGTGAAGAAGTGCGGACGACGAGGGCGACGATAGTAACTATCAGCAGAACCACGGTCATACGGACCACCATGACGACGATTAATTTCCATTGTTCAATCTCCGAGAAAGAGCAAACCAAACTTCATCACGAACCGCAGTATCAGTGGCTTCCTCGAAACCTTTGATATTGCTGAGTTTTTCCAGCATCTGCATCACTACTCGCCAAGTGATATTGATCCGATAAGCCACAGCAACGATTTCATGGACTGCAGCATTGCCTTCGTCCGTGAACATTCCGTAATATGGAGTTTTCATTAGGCAACCACCTGAATGCGCGGCTCAATCCACTCATCGTCGAACATGTGCTGACCAGGAAGGGGAGCAACGAAAGTGTCAGACCAGAACCTCTCTTCAATCTTACCCTCCCACACACGCTTGATCTTGTTGGCGCGGAAAGTGCCATCAGGAAGAATGGCAGTCACGAGACCGACATAATAACAATCCGTCGTGCTCGGAAAATCGAGCGACTTCACGACGGAACCTACTTCAACAGTGTTTTTATTTACCATACAACAATTATCGCCTATTTCGGTGAAATTGTAAAGGGAAAAAACTCTAATAGAATCAATAACTTACATGCTCTTGTCTCGCCGAGGAGAGAGCCGAGAGAGCGGTCCTAGAATGGGGGTTCCCCTAGTTCTGGGGGCAGGTCGAAATAGCGTATTCGGACTCCTGCTTCACGCAGCATGGTTTCGGCGTGGTCGATCGAGTAATGCTTCCCAGCACCGACTCCTTTCCATGGACGATTCGGACCAATGACTTCCTTGATGCCAGCCTGAATCAATGCGCGTGTACAATCAGCGCATGGCTTTGGTTCCCAGTTTAGATATGCGCGTGAGTTGTTGAGTGAAACGCCAACACGAGCAGCATTGAAGATTGCGTTGCGTTCAGCATGTTCAACCCAGTGGTACTTTTCTGGACGCTTCCAACGATCTTTCCAATCTTCTTCAATGCCGCGAGGAAAGCCATTGAATCCAGTCGACAAGATGACGTTATCATCATTGACGATTACACACCCCACCTTTGTCGACGGATCCTTGCTCTTCTGAGCGATCAGAGTAGCCTGTAAGATAAACAATTCATCCCACGATAGTTCATCACGAATCATAATATAGTTCTCAATTATTTGATTTCAATCTTACGAGGCTTCTGTTCCTCAGGAATGACATTTTCTAATTCAATTGAAAGAATGCCATCGGCAAGAGCAGCATCGCGAACCACAACTGTGTCTGATAGAACAAATTGGCGAGAGAACTTACGACCAGCAATACCTTTTACAAGATAATTGCGTTCGTCTGTTTCTGCCTTTTTGCCTGTTACTTTGAGAGAATTTCTCTCGCTAGTGATTTCAATCTCATCTTGTTTGTAGCCAGCAACTGCCAATTCCAGAATAAAGTTGTAATCATCTTTCTTGATGACATTCACTGGAGGAAATGCATTTTGAGTTGCTGTTAGCAGATGAGCCGCATTGTCAAGAGCAGCGAACGAATTCTCGAAACCAAGTGCTGTTGGTAGAAGACGATCGAAGTATGCGGATGTGAGTGCTGTGATATTAGTCATTTTGTAACTCCTTTAGTAAGCAAGTTTATAGTTATGGACCCCAAATGGGCATCCAATTCTATTTAGCCAAAATTAGTTGGTCCATCGACTTTCCAGTCCTCCATCGGAGGAGTTTCTGATGAAACACCAGTTGAACCAAATCCACCAGCACGTTCAGAGTGTTTCGTTGGACGTGTATTGCATACAGCAATATGAAATGGTTCGTTGCAGGCAATCTCACCTTGAGCAATACGATCACCTTTACGAATTGTTGCGTGCATCTTGGAAACGTTTGTCAAAAGCACAAACACTTCTTCTTGATAATCAACGTCAACAATACCTTCGCAGTTCGCTAGAATCAAACCTTTCTTGAGCGAAAGACCCGAGCGAGGATGCAAACGAATGCTGTGATTCTGTAATGGTAATTCTGGACGTGATATATCTGAGTATGTTTCGATTGTTTTGCGATGATCGATTTTAAAGATCAAGCCTGTTGGAATCAACAGACGATCTCCTGGATAAATTGAAATTTCTCCAAACGAGTTTACTTGTCGTTCGATAGGTGAGTTGAATGAATCATATCCAGTTACAACATTACTTGTTGGTTGGAATGATAAATCAAAACAGTTTGCTAAAGTAGTTCCGTATGTTGGTAATTCTATATCATTATTAAGGCGATACACACTCAAATAGATCATACAGTATCCTTTTTCTTTTTCCCGATTGTATACTTGGAAACCAACTGCCAGTCATTCTTATCCTTGAACGGAAGAATCTTAATTTGGCTCAATGGTGCAACATTATCTTTTGTCTTGTCTGCATCAACCAACTTGACCAATCCCCACTCAGCCATTAGATTCGCAATCGTGTTGCGACGCTGAATGTCATTGTCAGACATATTGGATGGCTTACCGTCCAACTCAAAGAGTTCTTTGAAGTGTACGATATAATACTTTCCTTGTTTATGGAGGATATGGCAGGATTGATAAAGAATGTTGTCGTTCTTTGCTGCAACACCGATACGAGTTAGCGTCTCGCGGACTTTGAGGAAGTCGTCTTGCTTTTCTAATGTGACTTCTACCAATTTCTCAATCATGATCAATCACCTTTATATAATTGTTTTTTCATCGCGGCGATTTGGTCATCAGAAAGGATTTTTATTGCTTCCTCTGCCTTTGCATCGGAGTATCCATAGTATTCCTTGACAACACTCAAATCACTACTTTGAGCCTTTTTATGCCATTTAGAGTATTGGCGCTTTTGGGCTCTAACAATATTTAGGAGAAAATCATATTTGAGTTTATTATCGAGAGTCGTGTATCGATTCATTTCGTTCGCTAATAGAACGGTGTCTCTATGAAAAGAAAGAGCACGATTGACCATGAATGCTGAATAAGACTTTTCGTCCTGCTCTGTCAGAAGAGCATACTGCTTCGTCTGAAGAATCGACGGAATAATTTCTTTGAATAGGTCAGCCATTGAACTTACACTCAACCATCATTTCAGTGAGACATGCGGTGAGGTTCAGTTCCTGGTCGGCGACAAATGCTGCTTGGTATTGATACTTTGCGAGAATCAAAACTGCATTTGGAATCGTAGACTTATCCATCACATCATATAAACTATCATAGATCTTACGATAGATTTTTGCAGGATCATCACCACCAAAGTCAGCAACCCATTTACGCATTGCTCCGAAGTTTTGATCTTTGAGTGATGTAATCAAATCATTCAATGATATATCAGCAATGCTTGAAAGAATGCCAGCGTCAATCTTACCACTGACAGAATATCGTTGTAGTTCATTCAGAACACGGCGATAGTCAGGGAAGTGCTTCTTGACAACTTCAGCAAGGACTGCTTTATCAAACGGAATCTTTTCTGCATTCAAGATTTCCGTTGCACGCTTCATGAACGCCATCGCCATCTTGGGTTTATCTTCTTTACGAAGTTTAAATTCAATTACAGCGCAACGAGAATGCAGTGGTTCAATGATTCGATTCTTGAAGTTACAAGTCATGATGAAAGTGCAGTTATGAGCAAACTCTTCCATCGCAGCACGCATGGCTGGCTGAGTTGAGTTTGGATTCAAATAATCTGCTTCATCAATAATGATGACTTTCTTGCCACCACCGAGAGACATTGAACTTGCATAGTTCTTGATCTTGACTCGGAAAGTGTCGATACCACTCTCATCCGAACCGTTGATCATCAAATAGTCGCAACCAATCTCATCACACAGTGCTCTTGCGACTGTAGTCTTACCAGTGCCTGGTCCACCGCAGAGAAGGAGATGGGGAATCTCCTTGCGATCTACATACGACTGAAAAGTGCTTTTATATTCCTCTGGAAGAATACAATCGGCAATAGTATGAGGACGGTATTTTTCAACAAACAACACTTCATTCATAATATAAAACTCCTTGTCACTCAGTTACTATTCTACGCCATTTACCGTTTGTATACAAGTACATATTACCATCTGGTCCGACAGTCATACTTGCTTTTACATGCCTTTGAGTTCCAGGAACAAACTGCGATCCAAAACGGAATGTATTAGGTTCTGCTGGACGCAGTTCACCATACTCAGCACCAATGGCTAATTTGCCATTGTAACCAGTAGATTCAATTTCCTTGATACACTTTGCTTTTTCAGAATCTGGTAAAACGGCTGCGGCAGCAACTACGCCACCACCAGCAATACCACCAGCAAGTCCAAGATACTTGAAGAAATTACGTCTTGTTGCCACGTTTATGCTCCCATAACGAATATAATGCGATCCCAATCATCAACATGACTGGAGGTGCAGAATACGGAATCCAATGGAAGTATGTGTTCGCAAGAGCGAAAATTGCGGTCAACAGAATTACGATCAGAATAGGCAATTCAGATTTATGCATAATATAACTCCAGAGAGAGAATGGGGTGGAGGAGGTGAACCCTCACGATGAGCAGTCTGGCGGATAGTACCGTCGGCAAAGAGTGCCGCACCCCATAGTTTTATTTAGCCACGTTTTCGTAAATGGTCTGGAAGTCACTCTGCTCTGCAACTTCCTCTTCATAATTACGTTTGTGATAAGTCCTTGCCAGTTTACGTCCCAACTTCTTGGGAATCTCACATTCGTCTTGCATCTTCTGAAGAATCTCTTTGATGAGATCTCGCTCTGCTTCAATACGAGTGAGTGAGTTTGAGATTTCTTGAAGGCATCCCAGAACCTTTGCTTTATCAAGTGCCATGATCAATCTTCTCCAAATGTCGACGCTGATGCTTCAATCGCAATGTAATAGGTAATTGCAACAGTCTTGTGTTTGAACTGCGCCATTCCTTTCTTTGCAATCGCAACATCATATGAGCCATCAAGCAACTTGAAGTTTTCAACCTTCATAACAACTTTGAAAGTCTTACCATCAGTTACTGATCCAATTTCAATCTTAGATTGATCAGCAGAATCATCCTTCACATCAGTTGCAATAAACTGAATTGTAGAACCATCGCTCTCAAATACAAAGTTTGGTGAGCCAGAAATGCCAGCACTCTTACGCATCCAATCAAGATCTTCTTGCGAAAGGCTGAACGAGCAATCAGGATCGCCGAATGTAATTGGCTTTTCTGGTGCTGTTACAATCACCTTTGGTGAACAATACTTGATATAATCAGACTTCTTCTTATTCTCAGTGCTGATATTGATTTTATCATCATCAAACGCCAACTCTGCATCCTTGTACAGAGAAACCTTTGCGAGGAGTTTATTCAAATCGTATAAAGCAAATTCTTTTGGAAAACTCTCACCAACTGTTGCTTCGACAAAGATTGTCTTCAGCGGTGAAATGGTTTTCAAAGTATTGCCAGACTTGAAAAGGAGACTTTGGTTGATGCTCGAGAAATTCTTGAGCACTGTCACTGTATCATCAGAAAGTTTCATAATTTACGACCTCAATTGCTTCAACACGATTATTATATAACGAATCAACTATTTTGTCAACCCTACTGGTCAACTCATCCAAACTACAATTATTATCCATTACAATATCATAGTCAGAACCAATCCAAGCCCATTCAGAATAATGGACTTCTGAATATGCATTACGCATCACATCTAGATTGTGATACCCCAGATTGCACTCTCGAGCCAAATCATACCACTCAGGATCAGGACCACGACGAACACGAATAACATGTCCCCCAGAATCTCTAATAGCCTTGATTTCATTTGGGAATCTCACATCAGCAATAACATAATTATTCCATGGTGCCTGTTCGCATCGACGCAAGACTGTGTGAACCCAGAGGTCAGGATGAAAAACATCCCTTCCTGCCTCTGTGCCCATCAATTGTAATGCGAGTCTGGGTGAGAATTCACGACCAAACTTTTTAGACCACCACTCATCTGGTTGTTCGCGCCATGCTCGAGATTCTGGAGTGTCACCCTCAAGCATGGCACGATTCCAACCAAACACTGCGGCGCAGGAATCCTTCACACTATTTGCAAAACTCTCTTTGAAGAAATCATGACGTTCGACCAAGAGATCTGCAACTGTACCTTTCCCTGCTCCGATAAAGCCAACGAGTCCGACAATCATATATGATTATAGAGATCCGACGAAGTTTGCAACGGCTGGCATATCACCAGTGAACGCATAGGTTCCAACATGATGCGTCTTCATCCAAGGACATAACCAAATTTGACCACCGATATTTCTCCACCACTGGCAGAACATATAGTCTTCAGACAAGTAACGGTCTGAACCACGACCGCCATTTGCAACGCTATCAATAACAGTGTCAAAGTAAGCATGAATGTAACGTGAACCATCGAAGTTGGCTTGACCAACGTGATCTGGACGATACTTCAATTGTGGATATGCTTCAGCAAACTTGCCGAAAACTTCACGCTTGACCATCATGTAACCTGTGCCAATCTCAAGAACTTCAATCGGCTCAGCAACTGAGAACTTTTCTGTTCCTGGAACTGGATTGAAGACGAAATCACCAGCCAACTTTTCCATATCAGCAGGAGTAATTTCAGGATGACGCTTCACGCCTTCCTTGATTGCACCCCACTTGATCGATTTCTTTGGATATGGTCCACCAATGACATCCTTATTCATAGCAAGCAATGCAATTACATCGCGTGGATCAAAATGAATATCGGCATCTAAGAATAATAGATGCGTAAATCCTTCTGCTCGGAGGAACTCATCTACGAGATAATTGCGTGCACGAGTAATAAGAGATTCATTGAAGATGAAAGAAAAACGAACTTCAATGCCGTACTGTGTACACACAGATTGAAGATCAAGGCAAGACTTTAGATACATTCCATGCGCAGAGCCACCATACATTGGGGTTGCAACAAATAGTTTATTTTTGCGTAGTTCTTCTACAGAGACTTCTAACTGCATAATTATTCACTCCAGTTGTAAAATTTTCTAATATTGTCAATAATCTTAGACTGATCATCGAGATTTTCGTTGACCATTGTCTCTATATAGTCCATGAGAGTCAGCGACCCCATTATATTCGAGATTTTCGTCGCACGAGAATTTTTGAATTTGTCATCTTGGTCGTCTTTACGATCAACATGGCGCTGTTCTTTGATATCATGTGATGCTGAAAGAACAAGAACCTTGAATGAGTTTGGAAACCACTCTGAAAGTTTGTCTAGTAGTTTACCATTGAACAGGCGATCACCTTCAAAGATGACATTTGTTTTCGCACCTTCTTCATACCATAGTTCAGAAAAGAATTTCTCTGCATCTGGTTGAACAGCCATACTCAAACGATCTGTTCCTTGAAACACATTACCGTCGTTTGCATACTTGCCAAGAATATACAGATTCAGTTTCTTGGAATACATTGCATCAAGTAACTTCTGTGGCTTGACAACTTGCCAGTCATCAGCCATCGAAATCAATCGAAACATCAACGTAGTCTTGCCAGTTGCTGGCTCACCACCCATTGCAATCACTCTTACCATAGTGCTTCTAGTCCTTGTTGTACTGAGGTTTCATCTGAAAACATCCACTCAAGACGATCTATTCTACCACTTCTCACATAAGAAGTAAACTTTTCTTTGTTGATTGTAGCATTACGAATTGCAAGTCTTGGGTCAAGAGTTTCATCTCTTGATTGCCACAATACATTCCACTCAATACCAGTCCAGCCATCCTTTTCTGCTTGCTGAATTTCTTCAGACTGGCGATCGAGATAGTAACCAAGATATCGCCCATGATGTTCACGAAAGATTTTCTTGAACGAACAAAGGCAAGTTTCCATCGTGAAGAAATCTACCTGTAATTTGAGTTCAGGAAATCTTCCTCTTGTTTCTTCAAGTATGTCTTTCGCTTCACTTTCAAGGTCATTGCATTCTCCAGCAGTAAGTCTTGTATCGTACTTGTCATCTTCGCCGAGGGCAAGATGCAAACCATTACGATGTGAGCGAGAGCCAGAATAATCAGAAAGCATGAGAGAAGTAGGTATGCAGTCAATGCCAGCAGTATGAGCGAGATGCTGCATATAAAACCAAGTGGAATAGCGACCAAATTTGTAAAGAGAGTTTTTAAGATTATTCCAAAGGTTGTCGAAAGTTTGTTGTTCATTGTCGCCATAATAATTCTCCAAAACTTCTCGTTGTGTTCTATTGCCAATAAACTCTTGATAAGATTCGAACATGGCTGGCAAATGACCCTTGTTCCACTTTGTATCTGTTTGGTATCTCAGTCTCTTGTAGTTGTGACTATTCCACCAGCGAATACGATCCACAGTAGCGAGTTCATAATCTGGGAACTCATTCTTCAGAACCCATGCAGTTGGTAGTTGATATGTGTTACCATACAACCACGCAAACCATAGACGTTCTTCGTCATTGTGTTCGTATCGCTTGTGCAAATAATTTGTACACCACACTGCTGGATCGCAATCATTATATTTCAATGACCACGCATACCAGCGAATAAATTGTTCACGGCGCAAAGACTTCGACACAACCACCCTTTCCTTTTTTATTCACTGCGTTATATATCACAGGATCCGAAAGATCATAAAGCCCATCAGCGAAATTCGTACCATTGATCTTGAACATGCTCAGAGAGCATCCACTTTTCTGTTTTCCTAAGAATCGAAAGCCCATTGCTTCATAGAATGCAACTGCTCCAGGCTCTGCTGAAACACGATAGTAACTGGTGCCGAGACCTTGCGCGCGATCAAGAGAATCTTGAGTAAGTATTCTTGCAATACCTTTACGACGATGTTTAGCAAAAGTGTGTAGTAACTGAAGATTGAATATGTATGGGGTTTTCTTCGAGCGAGTTGTGATGATCGCGCCAGCCAGTTCCTGCTCCGCCGCCCCTTCCCAATATCCAATACAATATTGCCACTGATCCTGCATATCTGCTTTTGCTACGAAAGTTTTAGCAAAAGAATCTGCTTTGCTTTCAGTGATATGCGCGACAAATTCATCGCGACTTGTTTCACGCAGCGTCATGAAACTCACGTTTCTTTTCACCACGCTCTTTCGGATACTTGGTTTGCTGCCAACCGAAGTATTCATCAAGATTCCATTTGAATGGTGGGAATTTATAATTTCCTTCAGCAAGAATTTCACGAACAGACGGTCCGCCGTTGAGTGCTGCATCGATGAAGTTTTCTACGAATCTAAATTGAGATTCCATTTCTTCTCGCTTTGTTGTCGAGCGGAAGCAACGGAACTCAATTGTGCCAGTATGCTTCATGCAGTAAGTATTGATTGCGTATCGAAATGGGCGACCCATTGATACACCATCCTTGCCAGCAGCATGTAGTTTGATAAAGTGATCAAAGTCAGTAGTCAGTTCGATAATATTATCGCACATATACTCTGGCATCGGTCGACCACCATCAAACTTCAGATACATCTTGGCACCATCGCACTGCTTCATTTCAGATGTCTCATGAAATTGATAACAGGCTTCAATAGTATCTGCCTGATTGTCTTGAATGTATCCGACAAGTCGCTTGAGACCAGCAACATCTTCTTTCAATCCTGGAACAAAGACATGAATGTGACCATGATTGACACATGAAGCCGTTGGCTGGTTGCCATATTCCAAAAACATCTCATAAAGTTTCATTATACGATCAACTTGTTCCTGCCATGTCTTTGTTGGCATCATGTTGACTTCGCCACCCATATACGGTTCTTTGCCGAGTGGGTCACATGCACGAAACTCAAATGGTGGGCGAAGATTTACAATATCAGTCTCAGCATATTCCCATTTACCGAGAGTCGGAGGAATGCTCATGCGGCGATCAATATCACCCCATTCAATCTCAGCACCATATGTAAATGTAGTTTTATCGTACATGTTGTAAATCCTTCGCATTATCAATCAGTACCATCTTCATATGAAAGACACCCTTTGTTACAGTAACATAATGATTCATCGGCACTTCAGCAGATCCTGGAAGATCAGAGCGCACAGCAATGTCTTTCGTAGAAGTAATTATAACACCATTTGACAAAGAAGTAAAGTATATTGGTCGTTTGCCATTGCGATAGAAACGAAGTTTCTTTTCTTTGTATAGTTCAACAACAGCCATTGAGGCATCAGCAAACTCAACAAGCGGAGATTTATTTGCTTTGAGTGTATGAAGAATCAACTCAGAATCATTACGAGTCTTACAATCATATCCGTAAAGATCTTTCCACTTCTCAGGCATCTCTTGGCTCACAACGCCATTGTGAACAATCGCAAGACTCTCATCCCATAGTGGTTGATTGTAGTTGAGATCAGATGTTGAATAGCGGCAATGACCAATCAGATATAAATTGCCGTCTTCATTGATCATCTTTTCTAGTGGATGCGCTTCAATAAACTTTCCTGCTGGAGTTGCAGAAATCATCGTATGGATTCCATTACCATAAACCCATGACACACCAGTTGCATGCAACCCACGAATACTAGATTCACGAAAGACATTTGTGAGAGTGATCAAATCCTTAGAACTAGGATTATCAATATAAGCACCAATTACTGCACACATATCAGTCGAACAAATCTTCTAGGGTAGAAATTTTTTCATATGCTTTTGGATGATACTTCTCGACCATCTTTCTTCCACCATTCTTTTCCAAGTAGTCATACCACTCTTGTTCGTCCCACATTCCTTCGGAAATACCGTTCCAAAGACGTCGCTGGAGTCTGTGTTCTTTGTTCTTTCGACGTGACTCAACATAATTATATCGATGATCTTCATATTCTTTACTTCCAAGTTCGAGCATCTTCTCACGCAAGTAACAAACAAGACTCACGCGCTCTGCGACTTCATCTTGCATTTCAATAGGTGTATTGCCGTGAATGTACTCATGATTATTAACTAATAACAAGTCACCTGGTCGCACATTCACAGCAATACGAACTTCAGGTAGAATTAGATATCCACCTGTGAAGTTTCCATTATTAGATAGAACAAGAAGATTGCTCAAGCCATTTGTAAAGTCACCAGCATCACGATGTGCTGCTGTTCTAAATGTTTTGTTCACAGTAATCGTAGTGAACACAGTTTCTGGAACCAGAAACGCTGGATCGATTTTATCTGCTGCTTCACGCTGCGCAGCATGACGAGTTGGTAGTAACTCTGCAAAACCGCGATCCAATGTTTGTAAAAATGGAAACGCAAGTTTGAATTTATCGTATGAGTGCTGAGTGTACGCTGTTGCACGACCATAAGGAATGCGAGGATAACGATCAAACCAACCAGCAATGCCAGAGAATACAACATTGGCATAAGTTGTATCAGAAATATAAGTCTCTTCAACTCCTTGTGCTTCTTGTTTTCTTTCTTGAATTGGAAGTGTTACAACTTTCTTCAACCAAGTTTCAAAATCAAATTCATCTTCTTTGACTTTTGCACTCAACCAAACAAGACCTCTTGATGTATTCTCGCTTTCATATCTTGCACGAAGTAAATCAATTTCATCTTGTACATTGACTTGAATGACAGAATTCTCTGCTTGCTTCTTGAGATAGTCAATAGCACGCAATTGGAATTCAGTCACCCATTCGCGACCACCACATTTTTCACCTTTCGGTCCAGCAGCAAGTCCACGATTCTGAGTTTGTGTTGCTGCTTCACGCAATCCTGCATATGCAGCATCTTGTTGTTCTTTGCTGAAGTAGTTTTTGCGAAACTTGAATGCAATATTGCCTTCATCTTCGCTTTGAAAATAGCAATCCGTGTCTTCATTGATTACATTATCAAAATGAGAATCATTCAAGAACTGACCAAGCAAATGCTCACAGTCAAGTTTAGTTTTTGCAATAATTACTTTGGTCATAATTTTCTCCTGCTCATGCTATTATATATCCAGAAGAATTCAATGTCAAACCCCAAATGAAACTGTGGGGGCAAGGAATGCCCCCACGAGAACCAGAACGGTTTTGCTCCGCCAAAATTAGGCAGTCATCGAGACGCTGATTGCATCGCGGTAAAGGGTCTTGCGAGCACGCGCAATCTGACCCTGATCGAGATACTTCTCGAACTGAGTCGAAGGATTGCCAAGGCGATAAGCAAACACCTTCTGACCACGGCTGTTCGTCACGCGATTGGTGTATACAGAGATACCCTCATTGCGAGCACGATAGGCGAGATCGGCAGCATTGTCGACCTTGAACATCGAACGAACCTGGCGGCTCGTAAGAGTGTTGCCATCAGCAAGATAAGTCACAAACGAATTAAGAGCATTAGACATATAATATACCTTCACAAAACACCCCTTCAATAATATTGCAAGATTGGGGCTTTCCTTGCAACATACCATCTATTATATAC